AAGAAAATATACCAGAGTGATTGTGAGAAGGATTAAACTCAGTAGGTCTCTGTCTATTAATCCATAGAGATATTTCATCATCACTAGGAGAAAGTAGATCTATATAAGATACTTGATTACCTACTATGTTAGATAAATGGTATAGTAACTCAATCTTTGTTCTCTCAACAATTTCTGAAGAAGTAAGTCGCTGCTCATCCCGAATCTCTCCCGCAAGGTCATAGTTTATATTATTGCCTTCTGAATTTACACATAGTTCTTTTAGGCCTTTATCTCTTACTTGTGATACATAGATTTTATCTTGCATAGAGAAACTATAACCATATTGAAATATATCCCACGATTTATTTAGTCGGTTTAAATGTTGTTGCGGATCATGTACTATTGTCATTTATTTTCTTTCTGATTTACGATCTTCTAAGGGCCAGCGAGAAGGCTCAATAGTTAAAAACTTATTTTTATATGCTCTCCAGATACGGCCATTCATAAAAACGGCTCTCATAACAGGTTTTTCTAGGGTGTTCATTGTATGCCATATAAAAGACTTATAATTTTTCATGTGTGCATCTAACAATCGCTTCACTTATGCACCTCCTCTTACTATGCGTTCAAGCGTTACTACATATCCAGGCATAGAATGATCTGCAATAGAATCAAAACGAAGGCGTACAAGCCCTAAGGCTATGCCTCTTAGTCGATCCCACGCCCGGCGCAGACCTGCGCTAGCGCTTAGTGTTCCACGCGAACTAATATAGTGCTCACGACCATCATGTCGATAGCCCATAAGCCAAAGAGGTACGCGAGTAACAATATCATTATTATTGACCCAACGATGATGGGTAACGCATAAAGCATTGCAAAAGCGATTATTACCTACACGAGGAGATCCATAAGTGTATAATTCTGCAACCTCTGGTAATATTATATCATGCTGACAACGAGATGCCAAGATTGTTGCCATTGCCGCTCCTAGCGAGTGTCCACAAAACCACACTTTACGAGTACCAGCAGTACGTAAATGAGGAACAATTAAAGTCCATAGATCATCACACTCTTGTTTAAAGCCACGGTGCACACGACCTACTGTTTCTGCTGCTACTAGTGCGGCACGTAAATCTGCACGAACATCATTCCATTCACCTGGTTCAGTGCCACGACACGCAATAACTAAATCGTCTTTGCTTGAAAAGCAATAGGCTTGCGCTCCGTCACGGTTTAAAAAAGTAATTTCAGTAAAACCTAACTGTTGACCTCTTTTACGTGCAGAAGCTTCATCTCTGTAAGAAGTGTTTGCTAGTCTTGCTAGTAACAAACTTCTTTCTAAGAAAGATAATTCTTCAATCATAATAGATCTCCTTTACAAAATTAGATGCATAAATTAAAGTTATCATAGTATTTGTACTATGTCCAACTCTTTTAACGAAAATTCAAAAAATCCCGTAGGGAACGCGTGTGAGTGTGCGCTGCGCACGCACAGGTTGTAAAGTCCCAAAACCGCCCTACCCTATAGGTTGTAAGGCTACAAAAACTAGAGATTTTTTTAAAAACGGCAGTTTTTGCCGGCCCTAGTCCAAGGGCCGGTAAGGTTTGGCGATACCAGCAGCAGCGGCGCGGCAATACTTTGCCCAATAGGCGCGGCGGCTTTCAATCTCAGCGCGGCTTTCTGTATAGGTAGCATATGCGCGGAAAGCAGCAGTCGCCGTGCCTTGCAATTGGTTGCAGCGGTTGCAGAGACGCACAAAATTTTCGGCAACCATTGCGCCACCGTTGGCTTCTGCGATCAGATGCCCGCAAGCGTCAGCGTCCCATGTACCACATGCGACGCAGCAATCAAAGCGCGCAAATACTGCTTTGCGGATTTTTGCGGGGATATGAGATTTTTTAGCCATTTGAATTCCTCCTATACCTATAAATATAGGGATTTTTGCACATAATGCAAGGGCAATGACGCATTTTTTTACACTTTTTTTAAAAAAAATTGTTTTCCTTTAAAAACAAGGACTTAGCAGATTTTTACAAAAAAATGCACTATAGGTCTTGAAATACCTAAAAATATGCCTATATTAATGCTATGACATATCTTATTGGAGGTTTTAAAATGTTTGGATTTATGGTTCGCGAAACTGAAAAGGCAGTTGCCATTGTGCGCTGTGGCGATCATGCGGGCGCGGCGGTTCGCGCTCTGTGGGTTCCACGGTCTAAAATCAATTCAATGATTGAGCGCGATAGCTATTCGCCCAGCATTCAACTTGAAGGCGAACGGGTTCGCCGTTTGGGTATCCCATTCGATTTTGACATTGACCAATCATTTTTGGCAAAGGTAGGTGCAGCATGACACAGTATAAGGCAAAATCCTTGCCGCGCCCACAAGCGGTAAAAATGTCAAACGGTTCATGGTTTGTTCCTTCTCGACGTTCTATATCGTCAATCAATAATCGCGTAGCTTTTACAGGGTTGCGCAAAACAGGTGCGCTTTCAAAGGAGGTTAAAAAATGAGACTTCTAGATATTGTAAAAACTCAATTCGCTATAAAAGAGTTTTGGGTGACTTTAGTTGTAACTCTACTATGCGTTTGCGCAGGATGGGTAGCAGTGCAACTTGTAGCAGAGGCGGTGTAAAAAAGCGTGTAATTTCAATGGCTTAGGGGGCGCCGGGCCCCCGCCGCTAAGTGGTTGATTTTAAACGATTTTTTAGGGGTTGCAAAGAGTTTAAAAGTATGCCATAACTAAAATATAAGATGATAAAAGGAGAAAATCTTATGACTACATTCTATACAGCCGGAAAAGTTTGGCACAATAAAAAATTCCAACATCTACGTGATGATCTGGGATTTGATGTTAAGGCTCGTTGGATTGACTTAGACAACGACAGTGATTTTGTGCAAAATCAAAAAGATGAGCTGTGGAATCTTTGCTATGAAGATGTGCGCGATAGTGATTTTGTGTTGCTTTACTGCGAAGATTTTGAAGAAGAACAGCGCGGAGCGTTAGTTGAAATTGGAATGGCATATGGTTGCGGTAAGCCAGTGTATGCTGTTGGTAAGTGTAAAAGCATTGCACCTAATGCAATTTCAGATGTTGCTTTCACACACTTCAAAGGTTGGCATTGGCTAGAAAGCACTGACCTTGTAGAAGGTGCGAAGGAAGCTGTAGAGTTGCATGAAGCAGGTCTTAAAGAGTTTTCGAAACTTCTTGAGTTGGCTTTTGATCTTCCTATCAATTTTCCTTCTATCAGAAAGGAGGTTGCGTAATGCCTTATATTCCTGTTGATGACCGGTCTCGCGTTGATGAAGCTGTGATGGAGCAAGGCTGCCAGTGGGTTCCTAATAATGCGGGGGAATTGAATTGGCTTGTGTCTAGCTTTATCAATAACTTTTTAGAAACTCATGGTGTACGCTATGCGTATCTAAATGAAATGATGGGCGCTCTTGAGTGTTGCAAGCTAGAGTTGTATCGCAAGATTGGTGCGCCTTATGAAGAAATAAAAGAGGCTGAAAACGGCAAAGCGTATTCAGTCGAATTGCAAGGGGCTGATTACTGATGTTTAGATTTGTAATAGGCCTCGCTCTGTTAGGGTTTACCGCGTGTGCGGTAGCTCTAACAGCACTAGAGATTCACAGTTATATGTATCTCGTATTAGAAATGTGGGAATAGCCCAGCGCCCAAATAACCCTTTAAAAACAAAGGGTTACGGGCAGCGGCACCGCCGCCACGTAAGTTATTGATAATAAAGGATTTTTTCTTCTTGACAAGATAATAGAATAGATGTAAAGTCTAGTTAGTTCATATCATGGAGGTCTATCATGGCTAATATCTACACTCTCTCCACACAAACAAACGGTATCACAGATGTTCGCGTTAAGCTTCAAGAGGTGCGTAATCGTAAAGGTGTTGTTACATCTTGGTTAGTTAATGTTAGCCATAAAGGATTTGAGATTATAGATCGTCGCATTAAACATAAAAAAGTTGCACAAGATCTTTACAATAAATATCGTGCAGCTGTTTGGGAGGGATGGAAACCTTAATAAAATCAAGGGGTTACACCCCGCGAGCCCCCCGCCGCTAAGTCCTTGATTTTAAACAGTTTTTTTCTGCTTGACAGGGGTTTGACATTCCTGTAGGGTGGCAGATGTAACAACGGAGAAATTATTATGCCTTTCAAGCCCACTCTTTTTGTCGTCACCGATATTGAAACTACCATGCGTAAGCGTATTGCATTCGATGTTGCTTGGCGCATTATTGACCGTAAAGGTCGGGAATATGGTTCTGGTTCCTATGTTATCCGCGAAGCGTTCAAGCACGATATGCCTTTTTTCGCTAAAAAGATGGGTCATTATTTTGATGACGCATATGAGCACAAAATCGTGCCTGCGTCTATTGTTGACGTTCGCGCAGAATACAACTCGCAAATTGCTGCTCTAGCTGCAAAAGGTCACAAAGTCATTTTGTGCGCCTATAATGCACGTTTTGATTTTACGCACCTGCCTCGCACTTTGCAAATTTTGCAAGAGGATACTTCTGCACGTTGGCTAGATGCTGCTTTTCCTCTCATGGACATTTGGGATTTCTGGGGTCAAAGTGTTCCGCTTGGTTATAAAGCTGTGCCTTCTGCCTCTGGCAAATATCTTTCCACCTCTGCACAAAGCGCCTACCGTTGGGAATTTATGCAAGAGGATTTTGAAGAACGCCACATTGCATGGCATGATTGCTTGATCGAAAGCGACATATTGCTAAAGGCACTTAACCGCAAAAAAGTTTTGCCTATTGTTTCAAAGCCTTCTGAGTTTTCGGGTTCAGTTTGGCGTAATATCAACCTGAGACTTGGGATTGATGGCACTCAATCCCTCGCTGCATAATTTGGAGGTTCTAGCATGAAAAAAATATTACCTTATATCCTAAAGGCTTACATCTGCTATTCTATAGTGTCAGAAACTGTTGTTCTCGGAGGTGTTCTATACTTAGTTTTCTTTTAAAATCAAGGGGTTGCGGGGCGGGGCCCCCCGCCCGCTAAGTGCTTGTTTTTAAAGGGTTTTTTATTTGAAAGAAATTGCTAAGTCGTTGTTTTTAAAAGATTCTTTTTTCTTGCATTTTGGTTTTTTTAACGCTATAAATATTATATTAACCCTCAATAAAAAAGGAGGCCTGACATGGCTACATCTAAAACTGCAAACTACACTGACGCTCAAGTTGAGCAAATCGTTGAAATGTATGCAACCCTCGGCAACGATGGTTTGCAAGATATATCCGACGCGGTGGGCAAATCTGTCCGCTCTGTTCGCTCAAAACTCGTCCGTGAGGGTGTTTATGTCGCAACCCCGAAAGCTGCATCTCCTAAGCGAGATCAAGGCCCAACCAAAAAAGAGTTGCTCAATCAGCTCGAAGAAATGGTTGGCTTTGATGTCACACCGCTTTCTGGGTCAACAAAAGAGGGTTTGCAATCTCTGATTGCATTCGCGTCTAAGTTGGCGTCATAAACTATGAGGGGCAAGGTTGCAGCCTTGCCCCTTTAATCTGCCCGCAAAAAAGTGTTTAATATCAAGCACTTAGGGGCCGGGGCCCCCGCGAGCTAAGTCCTTGATTTTAAACGATTCTTTTCTCTTGACTTTATGGTTTTTTTAGGTTATTAATAGGCATAAGGAGGATTTATCCATGATTAAAAACATTTCTATTTTCGACCTAGACGGAACCTGCATTGATAGTTCTCACCGTCAAGCTACTCTTGCTGATGGTACTCTTAATTTAGCGCATTGGTTTGATAATGCTACTCCAGAAAAAATTGCTAAAGACAAAATTTTGCCTTTGGCTAAAGAAATCAGCAATCGTAAAGAAAAAGGCGATTACGTCATAATCTGCACAGCTAGAAATATGTCAGAAGCGGATTATGAGTTTTTGAAGTTTCACAATATGATTGCTGATAAAATCATTTCTCGTCCAGTCGGGAATATGGAAGCTGACGGATCACTGAAAGCAAAACAGCTTTCATCCTTTTTAAGTCTCCGCCAATTTAAAAAGGCTTCAAAAGTGATGTTTGATGATGCTATGAGTGTTCGGTCAGCTCTCCGCAAAATTGGAATTGCGGTACTAGATCCCGCAAAAATCAACTAGAGGTTGTGATGGAATATACTTATGATACAATGCTTGAAAGCCACAATAAGCGCATGGGAGGTGAAATGGCTTATCTACTAATAGATAGACCCGATGGGGGTAAATGTGACTGTTACGGCACAATAGAAGAAAATAGCAACTTTGAAATTGTTTGCTATGATGAAGCGGACGATTGCATTTGGCTGACTGGAAACCATGATACGGACGAGCCATTTAAAAGTTGGCAAGAGGCTGTCACTTGGCTTTGTGAGAATGTGAACCCTAAAATTGAACAATTAACAGCGATTTAGTTGTTCAATATCAAACACTTACGGAAGGGGGCGCCCCCGCGGCTAAGTGCTTGTTTTTAAAGGGTTTTTTCTGCTTGACTGCAGATCATTTCTGAGGTAGGGTGAGTTACAGTCAATTAATGGAGGTGCTTATATGGCTACTAAAACTGTCAATTATACCGTTGAACAAACTAACCAAATTGTCCGGATGTATGATACATTAGGCAATGATGGTCTTTCAGAAATTGCTAGCGCAGTTGGAAAATCAGTTCGTTCTGTGCGGTCTAAATTGGTAAGGGAAGGGGTGTACAAAGCGACACCCAAAAAGAAGGGGGTTCTTCTTGATCGAGGACCTACCAAAAAAGAGCTTCTTTATGAGCTAGAAGCTGTATGTGGCTTTGACGTCACGCCTTTGTCAGGATCGACTAAAGAAGGCTTGCTTTCTATGATCGATTTTGCTAAACAATTGAGAGAAGCTTAGGCTTCTCTCACCTAACCTTATGGGAGTTTTGTTATGAACTTAAGAAATGCTATCTGTCTTGATGAATGCGGCACTGAAACCCTTATTCAGGTGGAGAACACCGATAAGATACCGTCTGAATGGAGGTTTCTTTACTGGCAAGATTACTCTGACAGGGAGCTAGCAGAATGGCGTCTTGATCAAGAGCAAGACTGGCCATAAGGCAAAGGGGGGTAAACAAAAATAACCCTTTAATATCAAAGGGTTAGCCCCCGGGGCCCCCTACTCTTTAACTTATTGATATTAACTAACTTTTTTACTATTGAAACATAATTAACTTTATGGCATAACGTGCAAAAGGAGAAACATCATGGCAAGACGAGTTGAATGGAAAGCCATTGGAAAATGTGTTGTTTGCGGCATAAATCTATATGCTGAGACAGATAACAAACCGCACAAAATTGCTATGCCTTGCAATTTAGAAGGCTGTCCTTATGAAACGCCAGAACAGCAACAACGGGCTGCTGAGTTCTGGAGATCACTTCCACCAGCAGGAAAAGGGGTTACTTATTATGAATAAACTGTCAAACACTTACAAAGAATGGTCTGCAGAGGTCGATCGGATCTTGGTTAAGAAGGTCGGGCTAGATCAAGGTTGCATGGCAGATTGGTTGAGCCGAGATGCTTATGATGATGGTCTTAGTGCAGAAGAAGGCGCACTGATATGCTTAGAGGCACAAGACTTTTTTAGCGATCAAGACCTTACAGAATTGTTCAACTAAATCAAGGGTTTAGGCCCTTGGGCGCCCGCCTGCTAACCCTTTGATTTTATTGGACTTTTCGGGCTCGCCACAACTTAAAATTGAAATAGGCGCTTTCAGCGCCGCCTATAGTAGTAGTTCAACTACCCGAATGCAAGTAGAAAAACAATCTATCTCCCGGCAAAAGTCAAGTCTACTTTAATTCAGCGCCGGGGCAAGTAGTAGTTCAACTATCGGTTTTCGTGGGGACTAGTGCTTATTCGAAGTAGAAAAATAGCGCCACTATTATAGTAGAAAGCCTATAGCGTTGTCAAGCGCAAAATAGCTTTGACTCGTGTTTAAACTCAAGTCACATAATAAATTATCTGCAACGACTTGCGGCAACGACCGCAAGTTTTGACTTGCTTATTTGCTTATTTTATCGTATATTGATTATGTTGATGAGGGAAATGAGCGCCTCTAACAAGCTCTATAGCCAAATATTTAGAGAGGTTCACATGGCTACTAACACTACTGTAAACTACACTGACGCACAAGTCGCAACTATCACTGAAATGTATTCTGAGCTCGGTAATGAAGGCTTGGAAGATATTGCTGCTGCGGTCAGCAAATCTGTACGTTCAGTACGGTCTAAGCTTGTACGTGAAGGCGTTTATGTGGCTACACCTAAAGCCAAGGCTGCGCCTAAAGATCAAGGTCCTTCAAAGAAGGAACTGTTGAATGATCTTGAGGCGATCGTTGGCTTTGATGTTACCGGTTTCACCGGTGCGACTAAGCCTGCGCTGACTTCGCTTATTGCGAAGTTGCAAGCCGCCGCTTAAGGCGCGCACATAAACGTGCAGGGGGCCTTCGGGCCCCCTTAGTTTTTAACCCCCTAAAGAAGGATGTAGCCATGCAAGGCTTATTTGACAACGACAAATTGATTAAGTGCTGTAACTGTAAGCTGGCACACACCTATGGAGAACGCAAAGATTGTTATGAAAGCTCTCTTTGTCCTAGATGCGAAACAGAAGCTGACTGGGATGAGCTAGACAGCAAGCGAGACTACGAGTGGTGGAGCGTGGCTGTTTACAGCCAAGAGCAAGTGTACGGGGGCCCCGAAGAGGGCGGCTGGTGGTACACGGCTGGAGATATTGAGTACTTTGACAAGGTACGTGCGTTTACTAACTTTGATGACGCTAGAAACTATGTACAAAAGCTACTTAATTGGCTAAAAGAAGAAGAGCTAGATTGCTCTTACACGGTAAAAGGGTTTACCGAACAGTTTCCAGATGCTGGATTTCCTAATGTAAGACCATATTATTGCTAAAAACACAAAAAAGGGGCCGTTTTAAGGCCCCTTTTTTTATTTATCTATAAAAACTAGTAAAAATCGTTAAAAATAATTGCGCTACACGAAAAATACCAGAAAATTTGAAATAATACTTGCTTGGCTAAAAAATTGAATAATTCTAGTTAAAAATCAACGTCTTTCTCTCGTAGTATTAAAATTACAATAACTATAAAAAAGACAGAGTTCTCCCATTTGCTAAGTTATACGGAGAAATAATGAAAACCTAACCCCCTAACGAAATCTTCGTTTCGTCGTTACAACCCGACACCCCCTCATGAGATCTTCGTCTCACCCTTAGGACGCCTATAGTTTGCTTTTGATACTAGAATTAGGTTAGAATTAGATGAATCTTTAGAATTACAGTTGAATACTTTGAATTTAAATGAATACTTCGAATTACACAGATAGTGAAAATGTAAGTAATAGGATAAGAATTATATAAAGTAATGTTTCTATATTCATACAACCTCATGTAACTATATTAGCATATTTTGCAGGAAAGTCAAGTAATCGTCGAGCGATAAGTAAAAATCCTTTATTTTTTAGCGAATCAAACATGCAACTTGAGCATTTTAGGTCTTTCAACTATGCGAGTACTACATATAATGAATCGCTCAACGATGGGTTAGACTTAGTTAATTTACGCATTGATACGCTAGCGTTAGCCATAGCTGTGCAGTTTGTGCTAGTAGATAAAGAGTAGCAACTCCTGCAGCTAGTGCGGCCACGCTAGTATAACTATTAGGCAGGCGCATGGAAAACTCCTTCTAGAGAGCTTTCCTTAATTAGTGCAATGGCGTCTAGCCTGCCTTGTTCCACAGCTATTACATCTAGCTGAGATTGAATAGCTTGGGCAATCTCAGGATGCTCTCCAATGCCAGTTGTGCTATTTAAATATAGATTAACATTTAGTTTAGCTACATCTAAGTTAGCTTGTGCTTGCGCACGTAGTGTGTTAAGTATTTGTGCTTTCATTGTCATCTCCTTGAATTGGTACAAATAAATCTACAATAGACTTTCTTAAAATTGTCTCGCCTATAGTATATCCACGAATATGTGTTCGACAAACAGTCGGTTCATCTATGTTGCTTTTAGGATGCGTGCTATGCACCTCATGTCTAGTCGCATCAAAAAATAGTCCTTTATCATCAAAGCTACGCAGCCCTTGATTCTGCAGTGCCGTAGCAATAGCTTCAACAGCAGCTCGATAAGTTGCATTGTCATAATATTCTAGTAGAGCGATCAGTTCATCTAAGGCGGGAAGCATTTCCCGGATCAAATCTACTGTAGGTGATTCCAAGTTTTTCATATCTGTCCTTTCCAAGTTGAGGTAACACTTGCAGTTCCGCCTGCGTAATAATCACAGCTCGCCCATACGCATCCATCCAGTCTACTAGCGCATCAAAACTGCAACCGCCTAGAACCTGTCTTTTAATATCCGCTAGTGGATGTGGATGTTCTACTGCAAAAAATCGCTTTGAGTTGCTGTGACGAAGATCACAAGTTTTGCGGTGTGTGCTCTGCGTATTGCTGAGATAAGCATGCTGAGCTGAGTGTGTCCACAGCAAACACCATTGAATTACACTAGCTGTATTATTATGCACACGAGTAGTTTCGCAACTGAGTATATCAGAGGCTGCACGAATTGCGCGGTCAATAAGTGACGCACGATAGTGTCGCAGAAGCGGCTGACGAGAAGTATAGTGAGCGCACCGCAGCAGTGAAAGATATTGCGCTCTCCAATCGTTACTATCTATCTCCATAGTGGTCCTTCTAGCCAAGAAACTAGCGAGTGTCGCGTACCTGACGTTATAGGAGTAATGCAGTGTAAAAAGAACGAAGGAAAGGCGATGAGCGTTCCACGTGGTAGATCTGCAAAGCGTTCTGCACGGTTTTCGCCGGTCATGTTAAACTGTAGATGTCCTCCGCTATACTCTGTGGGATCGCTGAGTTGAACAATTAAACTTAGCTTTCTATCTGAAGGCTTTTGTTGTGCAAAGGCAGTGTCTACATGCCAATCATACTTATCGCCGCTGCTATGCGCATACTGAGTAAACTGAACATCAAAAGTTCCTAGTCCGCTGTAGAGATCAAATCCAAAAGCTTCTCGATTAATGCTGTGACCTAGTGAAAATAGCATTTCTTTAATCCACGGTTCATGAATCCATGCAATGCTGCTGCGTCTAATACTTAAATCAAGTTGTTCTTCGCCACGAATAATTTCAGCGGCATCAAGCGTCTGAGATAATCCGTGTTCTACAATATGATCACACGCATCTTCAGAAACAGCATGTTCCCATATTCGATAAGGAGCTAACATTGTTTATATCCATTCATCAGGGTGGTTAAAGGTTTCGTGCAATCGTTTAGCGCGTGCTGCAGCATAGGCATTTACGCATTCGGCACGACAAGGTTCAATAGGTCCGCCATACATGCGATCAGTCCAAAGCCCACAACCCATTGCAGGAAATAAGCGTGCAGCTTGTGAAAAAGATAGCGTATGTGTGCCTAGTACACTTGAGGTGTACTCAGGAGATACAGTGCTTACTTCATGTAGTTCTGCAATATCCCACGGCTCTCCACAGTGGCTACAATAAATATCGGGCATTGTGTTCTTCCCAGTTACGTTCTTCCCAGTTACGAATCCATAGCAGTTTTTGAGTTTTTGACCAGCCAGATAGATAGTCATTATCTGCATCAAACAGATCTAGCAGCTCTTGCTCGTCTATGAGTTGAGTGTCTATAATTTGCTCTCCTAAGTCTAACTGGCTAAACTCTTTTACCTCGTGACAAGTAACTGAATCGCTAATAAATGTTTGAGGATCGCAATCTTCTACATCTGAAACAGGAATTACATATCTTGTTCTATATTGTTGAATAGCTGTTAACACAACATACTCAGTCATGCTGAAATCCTTTCCAAGCTCGATGTAGCGCATAAAACCAGAACCCGTTGATAACAGGTTCTATAAGTGCATCAACCGCGGCAAGATCTAGCCTAGCTCCGGTGATAAGATAGTTACAAGTCATAGCAATTGCAATATGACCAAGTGTATAAACAACTGCAAGCGCAACGCTAGACTGTCCAATCAGTGTTCGCAGCAAGTTAAAAATACCAATACGAAACTCACTTAACATGGATGCCTGCCTTCCTCTGGAAGAGGATAGTCATTAGTCTCTAGCATGTCAATAACTTCATCTGTACTCATATATTTTAGTGCAGCAATTAACATATCTTCTGCATCATAGTCTCTATCTTGAATTAATTCAAGTGCAAAATCACGAATATCCATAGAAGATTTCCTTTCCCACTCAATCCAGCTATCTGCTATATCATGTTTCAAAATTGATTTCCCAACAATTATTGAGTAAACGCTATTGCACGAATAGTTTCTTCTTTTAAAATACCACTAAGCCAGTTTTCTACAGCATCTTCTATATAGTGCCAGCTGTAGTTTGAATACTCAATGCTACCTATAAGAGAACCATCACGATAGTAGCTTACCCAAAAGCATTCATCTATCAACTCTACTTGAGCTGATAGACTATCTCGTTTATATCTTTTAGGTTCGAACATTTTACTAAATCCATACAGAAGTTATCAGCTGCGGAGGCACGCTTTCATTTAGAGAGTGCATAATCGCAGCAAAAGATGGAATAGAAGAAAATTTACTCTTGAGTGTGTGCTCTAACATAAACTGCGTCATCACGAATTTCATAATAAAGAGTATCTCCTTCTTTCCAGTTTAATTCTTCTAACATTGATTGAGGTAGTTCTACCGTACCATCTTCACCTACAGTTACAGTCCACATCGTTATCTCCTCATAGAAGCTGCATCAATAGCAGCTTGAGGGTTGTCACGACGCACAGGCATAAGATTAGACTTATGAGTAGTTACAATACCCATAATCTCATTGCCTGTATATTTAAGATGCTTACGAGCACTTCCATTTCCAGGTATCTTATCGCTGGTAGAAATGCTAGGCGCATTTTCACGATAGTTAGGAATAGAATGAACACTGCGTTTACCTCCTGTGCCTTTTACTCCAAGGCGCGATAAATATAGTTCATGTTCAAGACGAGCTGCGGCCAATCTGCGATTCATTTACATACCTCTAATTTTTGTCTTTCAGTTCAAGTTCTAATTTAACTAGCACTAAATCTCCATCTACAATTAAGGCAGCAAACGTATCAGCTTGCTGAATGCCTAAATCTTTTGGAGAAAGCGCACTTTCTAAACGAATATTACCTTCTGTATCTAACCAAAAAGTATTTTCTCGTTTTGCCATCATTTGTTTGTCTTTCTATATATACAATATTGAAGCCACAGTTCATACATGCCGTAGGCAAGTACAGGGCCAAAAAAGGGAATAAAAAATAAGTTTAACATAAACCAAGCAAAAAGTAAAGCTAAAACAACATCTATAATGGTTATCATTGTCCCATAAAATCAAAGTTTACACTAACGCCACAACCACACGCTGACTTAGCATTAGGATTGTGAATTTCAAAACTTGAACCAACTAAGCTTTTTACATAATCTAGTTCAGTGCCAAACAAAAAAAGGTGACTGTGAGGTTCCACAACTAAATGTCCTACCTCACATTCAAAGATCCAGGATCCTTGCTCCACCCCTTCTTTAGTGAGTATAGTTCCCCACTCATATTCAAAGCCTGCACAACCACCTCCTTTAATGCCTAAAGAGATAGCATAGCAGTTATGCTCTGTGCATAGCGCACTAATTTGAGCATCAGCTGCATCACTTATGAAAATCATTTAACTACCGCCTGGAGCGATCTCACAAACGCAAGGCTCGCTGTAGCACTTTCCACACACCCAACGCTTTTCTATTGCTCGCATGAAAAAAGGATTAGACATTAGTTTATCAATTATTGTCTCCCAATCGTGTAGTTGAGATTCAACTTTTAATAGTCGTTGATCTAAGTGTTGCAACTGATATTCATTCATAGTACTCTCCTCACAGTAAAACTATTTTTGGTCTGTAATAACAGTAGCGCCTCCAGCAATAACTGCTCCTTCAGCGCACTTACCAAAAATTATTTCTCCTGCTACACAGCCTAAAGCTGTATTCTCAATCAGACGCTCTCCGTCTGAAGTTAGATAGTCTGTGCCACAAGCTGAAACAAGTAGTGTTGCAGCTAGTACTAATGAATTATGAAAATTTAACATACAGTATCTCCTTTGT